AACCAGAATAGTGCAGGGCAGAGCGCCAGATGGAACATTTTCCTTTAACCAAACTAAACAGAGTTATATCAACATGCCGTTGCTAGTGGATGTTCCAGTATGCTTCCCGAACGCTGGAATTTTCATGCTGTCTTTTCCGGTAACGAATGGCGATGAAGCACTGATAATTTTCTCGGACAGATGCATAGACAACTGGTGGAACTCAGGTGGGATACAGCCTCAAGTTACAAATCAAGGCGTAGGAGAATTACGCTTTCACGATCTAAGCGATGGATTCGCATTTATCGGGCCTTTCAGTAAGCCAAATGTTCCGGCAAACATCAGCACAAGCACGGTTCAACTGCGTACAAAAGATGGTGCAACGTATCTGGAAATTGACGGCTCCGGAAATTGCAATATCAAGGCCAACGTAAACATCACAGGGAATCTAGTAGTGAGCGGTACGACTACAGGAACAGGCGACGGACAGTTTAACGGTATTCACGTTTCAGCGCATCATCATCCGGGGGTACAACCGGGAGGCGGGAATACGGGGGAGCCGATTGATGGCTAAAAAAGTCTTACCGCAATACTCGAAACCAACATTAAAAACGGCGGAAGTCCTTCCTTCATGTGGCTGCACATGGAAACCGAATCCACATACTCACAACGGCAAGGCTACCGATGAATGGAATTGGGAAGCCACTCATGCAATATGGGCCAAGGAAAAGCCAGCTGTTAGTAGAAAATTTATTTACGCAAAATACAGGTATGCTCATCTTGTTCCGAGATGAGCCAGGGCGTATAATGTAATCTACAATCCGGATAACAAGGGAACCGTAATGGACTCATAGCAAAATAAGGCGTGAGTCCATTTCAAATTATTTTTAAAATAACTCTTGACACGGTTTAATTGTTTTGCTAACCTGTACGTGTTGGGCAGAAATGAAATCGGAAGCATGTCGGTGCGACGGTCACAAGTGGTATCGCACTACCATGAATGATAAACTGACAATACGCAGAGTGGACGGCATTATGCGCGGCACAGTTCGCCTCGCCCTTGGTTAAGCCCATTCCAGCTTCTGCTAGAGGTTTTCATGTTTCCGGTTTCTTTTGTGTCCAAAAAGAAAGGAGATAAACAAAATGGGATATCGACCTAGATTCACCACGTTTGATTTTAATAAATTTATGAGCTTCTGATTCCTGGGCCGGCGACAAGCCGACATTGTTTTTGTTTTGCAAAGTGAAAAAGATAAAAGCCTACGTTATGAGCGTAGGCTTTCTTATTGTTTGCTATAATCTCGCCATGCGAGTCAGGGCGCTTACAGCAACGGGCGATTACAGCTACGGACAAGGATCAGCAAACTACCTTGTCGATTCACGCGCTGCTGTAGCTCAAGAGGTAATGACCACGTTGCTGCTGTTTCAGGGTGAATGGTTTTTGGATACAACCGCTGGCGTTCCGTGGCTAACGAAAGTTGCAGGAGTAAATACGATTACGCTGTACGATCAGGTAATCAAGGATGCAATATTAAACGTGCAAGGTGTGACGGCAATTGTAAACTACTCAAGCACACTGAATCGGGCTACAAGGGCATTATCGGTATCAGCTACGATTGATACGCAGTTTGGAATTACTCAAGTACAGGTATTTTTGCCGACTACGAGCATTCAATGAGCGGAGTGCTAACCACCTACGCCTGTACTATCAATCCAAATGGAATAACTTCGCCATCCTATAACGACATCCTGCAAAGTATGATTGCCCAAAAACAGTCAATATTTGGATCAGATATTTCATTGCAGCCCGGAGATCAGGACTATCAGGATTTAGCAATTAGAGCTTTGGCAATTTTCGATTCCAACCAAGCCACGATTGCAGCCTATAACAGTTTCATGCCAACATTCGCGCAAGGCGTTAGCCTGAGTGTTCTGGTAAAGATCAATGGTTTGCAAAGGTTGATAGCTGGCCCAAGTACAGCAGTGCTTACCGTAGCAGGTGTAGTAGGAACACAGATAATAAATGGAGTGGCGCAGGATATTAATGGAAACTTGTGGAACCTTCCCGTTCTTGTAATCATCCCGTTAAGTGGAAGTATAAATGTAACTGCATCTTGCCAGACGTTTGGGGCAATCGGGGCATCGGCCAATACAATCAATCAAATTTTCAATCCGCAACTAGGCTGGCAATCGGTAAACAACGCGCTAGGAGCCGTTCAGGGTGCACCAGTTGAGACGGATGCAGCCTTACGCCAGAGGCAGACTATCAGCGTTTCCTTGCCAGCCCTAACGCCATTGCAGAGCATCTCAGCGGCCATTGCACAGGTGGCGGGGGTAACGGAGTCGATTGTTTACGAAAATCCCACAAATGGAGTTGACACCAAAGGATTACCGCCTCATTCAATTTCTGCCGTAGTAGCAGGGGGAGCGGCAACCGATATTGCTGCCGTGATTGAAAAAACAAAGTCTTTAGGTACAGGGACATTTGGCAGTACAAGCGTAATAGTGATTGATCCTGTAGGCTTGCCGATAACGATTAACTATTACGTTCTGGTACAGGCTCCAATTTTTGTATCGCTTACTATCAAAACACTGACTGGCTATGTTAGTTCTACTGCTACAGCAATTCAGAATGCGATAGTAAACTTTATAAACTCACTGAGTATCGGGCAAGCGGTAAGAATAAATTGGGTCAATGCAGCAGCCCAGATGATTAGCAATCCGGCATTAGGTGAGACATTTGAAGTAATTGCCCTGACTCAGGGATTTTCAGCTTTGCCAACTGGTACGACAGATTTAATTATTCCATTCAATCAAGAAGCGATTTGTGTAGCAGGAAACATATTGCTTACTGTAACCTAGAAAAGTCTCACCGTAAGACAAAAGAGGAAAACAAAAATGAACTACGGATTGAATCCAGAATCAAACATGGCCGCATCTCTAACCGCGAATGCGGGACTAAAACTCAATTCGTCGTTCAATAACATTTATCGCTTTGAATGCCTGAGACGGCCAGAGGGATGCCCTTGTATTGGATGCCAGAACTATCGCCATGTCGATCCGGACTCAATTTCAGAAGTGGCGTATTCCGCATTGACAAGGTGCGAGAAATCCTATGTGGCATGGGTTGAAGAAGTCCACAACATAGTTACAACCGAAGGAAAGAACGACCATCTTACGCAATACTTCAAAGGCTCTGCTTATACGGCGTCGTTCTTTATTGGCTTGGTAAACAATGCCGGATTTACAACTTATTCAGCGGGTGACACGGCAGCACAAATAGGCGGCACGAATGGATGGGCCGAAGCTACTCCATATTCCAACTCTACTCGCGTAGCTTGGGTTGGTGGCACGGCATCAGGTGGAACGATTGATAATAGTGGCTCGGTAGCGGTGTTTAATATAAACTCCACGTTAACCGTGCGCGGCGGTTTTCTAGCCACCAGCAGCACTAAAAATGGAACTACTGGAAAGCTATATGGAGCAGTTGATTTCTCTGCTGCCCGTTCCGTAGTGAGTGGGGATACTTTGCAGGTAACCGCATCTCTATCGTTAGTATAAAAAACTAAAGGGCTTGAAAGGGAGATAACTATTTGTCATCGTCAGGCCCATTATTCCCTTCTGCTGCTACCGGGAGTACCAATACCATAGGCGGCGGTACTTCTGCTGCATGGTCTAATCCAAATAATATATTTGCGAATGATGGAAACTACACTACTGTACTTCCGGGTACTGCGGTCACTCAGGACTTGCGCGGAGGATCATTCGGATTTTCAATTCCTGCCACAGCGATAATTGATGGAATACTTCTGGAAGTAAATGCTCTCACTCCTGCCACTACAAATGTTGAAGGATTTAACTTTGTAGCCTTGGAAGGTGGAGGGGGAGCATCGGCTAATCGTGCGTCGGGTGCTACATTAACTCCTTCTGCTACTACATTTAGCTTTGGTGGATCATCTGACAAATGGGGAACCACTTGGACGCCAGCGCAGATTAACTCAGGTGGATTTGTGGCCAATGTCTCATTTCAAAGTACAGGCGGTGGGCCAGGAACAATTGAAGTTGATTTCTTCAGGGTAACAGTTTTCTATCACAACGTATTCAATAACACCATTGGATTTGTTGCTACAGCTTCGGTAAGCGAAACTCCGTCCAACAAAATGAATGCGACTACAGCATTCTCTGCTACTACCGGACTATCTGAATTAGCCACCTTAGTAGTTAATTCCACGATGTCATTCTCAAACACTACGGGGATGTCGGATATAGGAATAAATATTCCCATTGCTCCTACTCTGGGATTTCCAGCCACTGCGGGAATGACATTGACGGCAGCTAACATCATGTCTGCCCGATTGCCGCTTAGTTCTACTGCTGGAATGGCAGATACCGGAATAAATTCAGCTTCAAGAGGAATAGCGTTTAGTTCACAGGCGTATGTATTTATTAATGCCACGGTAGGCGGGAGACCATCTGCAAGCACGGATGATTACACAAGTTTAGTTACCAGTGAGCACAATAAGCGGCCAAACTTCATGGCCATGATTCAGCAAGACGTACAAGCGTATGTTGATAATATCAATCTGCTACGAAACTTTAGCAATCTGTTCGACATAGATCAAGCGGTAGGACAGCAGCTAGACATGATTGGTGTCTGGGTAGGAATCAGCCGGAACATTGCTGTACCTCTCACAGGGGTTTACTTCGCGTTCAATACAGCACTGGTAGGGTTTAATCAGGGAGCATGGCTAGGGATAGGCAATGCAACATCGGGATTGACGGTACTTGGCGACTTGGATTATCTACTGCTGCTCAAAGCGAAAATTGCCGCTAACCATTGGGACGGAACCATACCGGGAGCCTACAAGATTTGGGGTATAGTATTCGCTAATCAACCCTTCACTTTAATGATTCAGGATGGGCAGGATATGACCATGGCGATTATCGTCGTAGGCACAATCAATACGGCGGTAACTTTGTCCCTGATAATCAATGGCTACATTACGTTACGACCTGCGGGAGTTTTGATTACCGGATACTATCAAAACACGGTGCCCAATTTTCCTGTATTCGGATTCGGCCCTGAGAGTGCTACACTAGCAGGGTTTAATGATGGTGCATGGGTTAAAAAGATTGGATAGTCTCACGGTAAGACTATTTGGAGATAACCAGTAATGGCTAATACGAATGATTTTATTTGGTTCGGTACGGGATCAGGGGCAAACGTAGATACACAAGCAGTTTACGCTGCTGCCCTAGCCGCGCTAGGTTATCCATCGGTAGGTTTCAACACAGGAACGGCATTCGCCAATCAGTTGAACAAAGTCTGGCGACAGGGTACGGCGGCATCGAAGGTTCTAGGTGACTTAGCCAATCAATACGGGTTCGATTGGCTTGACAATGGCAACGCAGCAACTCTTCTAGCCAATCTGATTTCAGCAATCAAGGCTGTATCTGGACAGTTATCTCAGGTAGTAGCATTCTCCGCGACTCCGGTATTCGATTGTTCCAAGGGGCAAAAGTTTGAAATTACTCTTACCGGAAACGTAACCAGTTCCACGATTACAAACGTACAGCCGGGAATGAGTCTGGTATTCACGATTAAGCAGGATGGAACGGGCAGCAGGACATTCGTGCCACCTGCCGGAGTCCCGCTGGATACGATTGATCCAACTGCCAACTCGGCCAGCGTTCAGACATTCGAGGTTAGTTCGACAAGTGTAATCAGGTATTCAAGCCCGATGATGAGCAATCCGGCATAAGGATAAAAATGAAAACGGCATTCAAGGTATTATTTTTTATGTTCGTTACTGTGATGGCAATGTATGGTTTCGCCAAGTTCACAGGCGCTAATATCGTCAATTCCACGATCAATAGTACTGCCATTGGTGGAACAACTCCTAGTACTGGCGCATTCACCACTCTAACGTCCAGCACAAGCGCTCAGTTTAACGGTAGCGTGTTGAATAATGGAACCGGATTTAAACATGTTAGGCAGGCATCCACTACCACTGGTTCCGGAGTAAACGGTACATCTAGTACTACTGTAACTTGGCCTACACCAGCATTCCCAGACGGCAACTACACTACTGTATGTGTAAGCGAAAACTCAGCAGCTTTCGTAGCTGGTGTAGGCAGTCATACAGCTACCAATTTTAACGTCAATATAGAAAATTCTCCGGGTGCTACTGCGGCTGTTTCTGTAATTCTGGATTGCATCGGCGTACACGATTAACCTCTAAGCCACTATTCTCCCTGAATCCCTACGCCAAAAACGTAGGGATTTTTTATTGAAAATAATCATTGACAAGAGTTAACAAAATAACTACAGTGCAGGGGAACCATTGGAGTAAATAAGAAAATTCTTATTTATGTTGTCTATCAGACATAAATTTTAGGGAGAAAAAATTATGATTAATCCTGTCGTTAAATTCCTCACAAACAGGACAACCAAAAACATGTACAAAGTACTGTCCGTGGTACTTCTTTGCATCACTGCTATTGCGTGTGGTGGAACCTCACTGCCGCGTCTTCCGCAAGATGGAACGATTGATCCATCTCCAACCCCTACACCTACGCCAGCTCCAACGCTGATAGCGAATCAGGTGTTTACGAACACATATCAAACATGGGTATTCACCAGCCAGTGTCAGAACCTAAATTCAGATGGTTCTCGCGGCCCTGTGGTCACAGCGCATACATATATCGAAGTGACGCCAGTTGATTCAAGTCATACGACTTGGCATTACACGAAAGACCAGCCGTGTGCATACTGGATGCCGGATGGAATTTCGGCAGAGTTGTATTTCTTCCTTGAGCAAGATTCGACAGGAGCATGGTATTCGACAGGTGGGCATATCATTGCGCCCTACGGGTATCCGTGGGATTCAACTCATGCGCCTCAAGACTTCACATACACGCTTGCGATTGATCCGACAAGGCCACGAACGTACCTGATTATTCCGGCTCAGTCAGGCTCTAGTGTCATTGTGATGAAAACTACTTTTGCCGATACGCAAGGGCCAAATACGCCTTGGGAAACAGATTCCCTTACCGCATCTATAAGCACTCCGGTTTATACCGGATGGTCAATGGAGTCGCATCAAATAGAGGGGGACTGCAATCCAAGCTGTGCCGATGAGGCATGGTTCTTTGCTGCAAATGGAATGGGGATGGTTCAAGTGACCGTGTACAACACAGGTTCGGGACTGTTGCCTGTACCGATTGTTCTAAAGCGAATACAATAACTATATGGCTCTCTTTGATTGAAAATGGTATGATAACCATACTTCAGAGAGAGCCTTAAAAATTTAAGTTGCTGATTGCGCTATCCGTCAAGTAATCTAATCCCAATGTACTAA